GACGGCCAAGGATGGTCGTGAAGTGCCCGGTCATCATCGTCGTGGAGCACTTCGTGGTAGTAGATATTGAACTCAGTGTTCCGAGGGATCAGCCACCAACGCCGCATATAGGGGTCGTCTTTGTTTGGCCCAATCAAGAAGTCTGGCTCCCGGCTAGGCTTCAGGTTCTTGTAGGATGAATAGATCATATCAGTATCCCCTCCCTTCAATATATTTGGCTCGCATCTTACCCTCGCCACGTTTCATGCGGAGCCACTTATCGACTTCACAAAGGGAGTGCTCAATATCACGAATTTCGAGATCGCCCCAAGGGAACCAGCTGGCCCATTTACCCTCGTGGCCGCGCTCTCGGGCGAGATCGAGTAGCTCGCGCATGAGGGCGGAAGCCGTTGACTGATTAAGGGCTGTGTTGTGGTGAAGGTCCCGGAGACGGTTGAGACCCCGAAGAGCACCGGGTCCGGCGTTGCCCCACTGGTAGATATCCGGTGCCTCTTCGAGATAGCGGGTATGGCGTAGGTCAGTGACGACTTCATAGGCCATGAACGGCCCCCAACCGATGAAGTCTTTCTCTTTAGCAAGGCTTTCCCAGACCTCTTTTAGCTTGAGCTCCTTACAGGCGAATAACTCACCAAAGTGGCCGCGCTCTTTCCAGAGACGTCCGATCACGATCTGAGCGATATACTGATTCTTGGTCCAGTTGTACCATTCNGCCTTCCGATTGCTTTCGGCTCTGATCATGTAGGCCCCAGTATAAACTTTNACCCCTTTCGCTTGATAGGTGTCGAGGGCATCCCCCATGTCAGCTGGGTCCCAATCGGAGGCGAGCGGCCAAGCCCCGGGGGTATTGATCAACATTTCTAAGGTTGGCGGCCAGTTGATGTACCGAGCAATTGCCAGCATGATCCACAGGTTCGGATGATCCGCGAAGGGCTCCCGGATATTCTCCCTGACCCAGATTGTAACCGTATCCAGTTCGCGGAAGACGTTACAGAAGCGACCCTCGGCGAGGACTGCGTCCCGAGTGAACGAGGTCCCTTTTGGGTGTAAAGCAAAGTGATCCGGGTCGGCTTCTTCGAGATCGGCCTCCTCCGGGACGTATAGTGTCCCTGGGTCGATCCCCTCCCGGATACTCTTCCGGATATAGATCGCGTGGCGCTCTTCCATCCAAGCCCAAAGAGGGCCGGGAGCAAAAGCTGATCCGATAGCTTTTTCGTTATCCGACATGAGGCTCTCCGTTGACTATGTCGCGCAAGAAGTTCCCTTGCGGACTGTTCGCAATAATCGTATTGTGGCCAGCGTCTTCCAGGTCCTCGTCTACAATACAGGTTTCAACCCGGAAACCAGCGGTTGCTGCTTTCTGAAGGGAGGATTCAACCGCCGATATCTTAGCAGCGACCTGTTCCTCGTTCACAGGCTTACCTCCGTTGCGTCGTTGGATGCGGGCAAGGGCGACGTCGAGCGGGACTTCTAGTCCCATGAAAATAAACTCATGACCCTCGTCGCGCATCTCCGCAGCGAAGGCTCCCCAAGAGCCCCAGACGGTTGAGGCGAGGATACCTTCGAATACAACTGCCTTGAATTCGTGAAGCTCAGCAAGTTCGACGGCCTTTCGGATCGCGGCGAAGGCGTATTCGAATTTCTTAATTTTATCCATACCTCCAGCCATTGTCGAATAGTCGCCGACGACGATCACAAGGTCGTCATTATTGGCGTACCCTTCGACAAACCGGTCTTTCGTCCCGGTCTTCATCTCTTCGGTATAGTAGTGGAGGTCGATCTTCTTCACCGGCGAATTTTCGTTACCGGAGAAGTTGGCGGGCTCGTGCTGGAGGAAGGTTCGAATTGCCGTTGACTTGCCGGTTCCGTTCGTTCCTCTTACGTTGATGAGTTTCATGGTTCTCTCTTTCTAGGTTCTAGGGGGACTTTACTTCTCTAAGCCGCGCCGGGCAAGCGGTTTTACTTGCGGGGGACGAAGTCTTGGAGAGAGCTGGCGAGGTCTCCCCAATTACTCAGAGAAGATCGAAGGTGTTTTGTGTCGGTCCCGATCTTGTAGCGCCCGTTCCTGGCGCTCTTCCATTTACAGAGGACGGTCTCCACCTCTTGTATATTGACTTTGCGATCCAGACGCGGAGGGGCGTCCATATAGCGGTAGGCCTCAAGGAAGATCGGTCCTACCTTCTCTGGGTTGTCCACTCCCAACAGAGGCATCGCCATCTCTGCCCCTTTTCGCGGGTCGCGGTATAGGGTTACGATACGATTGGAGAACGTAACAGGGCGACCTAGAACGCGCTCGGCCATATCAGCAATCTTAAAGGCAATCCAGGGGCCCATTTGGGGGACCTGCGTCGTCCGCTTCACGATATCTCTCTGGGACACTACCCCGGGTTTGTCGTTGATCGTCACAAAGTCAACGAGCCCCTCCGGAGTAAACTTCCTGTGTTTAGCCCAATCAATAGGGGTGGGAGGCTTTATCCCCGCGCCAGTGGCGACGCTCCGCCGCCCGAGGCCAGCGCTCTTCGAAGGCGTTCGCGCCGAAGACGTCTGGGCCGATCTTATTCTCTGCCGCCGTCCGTAGAACCGACCAGAACTCGTCCCCGGTCTTCAAAGCTAGATACGAGGATACCCCGGCGTCGTAGCAACACCAGTAGGCGAACAACCAGCGCTTCAGCGTCGGTCGGTCGAGAGTGCCTTCGTCCTCTGCGGCCGCAAGCATAGAATAGATCGGATCGTGATCCTCGGTGTGGATGAGCCTTCGCCCCCATTCGATAGGATCGTCGAGCAGGTAGGTATCGGATCGGGAGGTGAGATCAGTCATTTTTGTTCTCCTCAGATAGACACCAAGTGATCCATTTGAGGACGTCTGGGTTGTCCATGAACACTTGAGTCAAGAATTGGCTGAATGTTAAGACGACGAACTCCTCCGACGGCTTCTTCCCGGCGTCGTGGATATTCCCCAGATCGTAGATCGCGTGAAGTACCTCGTGGATCAGGACCTCGGCGGATTGAACTGGACCGTGCGAGAAGTCGATGCTGATGACCCGAGCCGTATGGTCGCACTCTCCATACCTCCGCATGGCTTCGGCAACCGGCGGGTCCAACGCGACGATCTTGAAGGTCTTGTAGCCGACCCGGACCCTCTCGGGTTGGGTCGGCGGATAAGTTTCCAGCACTACGCTCATGGCTGGGCTTCCCGGTCGTATGCTCCGACCTTGAAGTCTTTCATCTTGTTCGACTTCGCCGCTCCGAAGAGTAGGGAGCCACAGGCTCCGCGACCCTCTGGGTCTTCGTCGCCGCAATGTAGACAGCCGCTAGGCGGGCACTCCGCGACCTCGACGAACGGGGTCGAGGTATCGAAGCGAGTGAACATAGGTACACGCTGGCCGTGGCATTGGTCGGCGGTTAGAAGGTCACGTCCAATTGACCGGGTCTTCTTCGAGTTGAGCGAGCCGTCCGGGTTCCGGTCGGTGTATTCGTACTCATAGCAGGTTGAGTACGTCATCCCGAGCTTGGTCGCATAGGGCTGTAGCTCTCTGTGAGCATTCATACGCCACTCCTCGTCTACGCACTTCTGACCACCCATGTTGTCTACGAAGAGGCTCTCGAAGACGCCGCCTCGGTTATCGCCGAACCGAGCCTTGATCCGCTCGATCATAGCCGGAGCCCAGGCGTATCCGGCCTCGACGAACTTCAAGATTACGTGGTTGTTACCGACCGCCGCCAGCATCTCGAACAGCTGTTTGATCTCGTCAACGGTCGTTACGCCAGGGACGATAGGATTTACTTGGATCGACGTATAGATGCCCTGCTTGCGGAGCTCACCGACTTGTTCGATATGCTCAAGCAGACCCATAGCTCCCGGCGAGAGCTTCTTCCAATCTTCCGGGTCGCAGGTATTGAGCGACTTCTGGGCGTAGCTATAAGGGTTCTTTTTCAAGAGGTCGATGGCCCAATCAGGATAGTTCAACCGGGAGAGGAAGAAGACCGGGAGGCCAGCGTTGGAGAACGCGGTCGCCGCCTTCTGGGTGTTATGATAGAAGTTCTCAAGCGGGAGAAACGGATCGGTGAACGAGGAGAAGTACCCGGCGGAGGCCGTCTTCATCTTCCCAATCATCTTCTCGACCTGTCCGCCGTAGTCGAGCGGAACGGAGATCAGGCCAGAGCCACGATATCCTTTCGTGCCTGAGTTGATGTAGCAGAACGCGCAACCCACGGTNCAAAACCCGCCATAAGGCTCGGTGAGGATCGCATCACTCATACAAGGGCGCTCGCGGGACGTCCCGCCGGTTGGGCCTTTCGATTGGTACCAGCCTTGGAGGTCCTTCGCCTTGTCTATGCGGAGGTGGGGCGGCATA